AGAAACGCAAGACTGCGAACAAGCAATAAGAACAAGATGACAGCACAGGGAGATGGCATGAATAGCAAATTCCCCCATAAGAAAGGCGGGAAGCTCTACAGAAAACGCTACAAAGGCCAAGGTCGATAACAGCATTGACGCTCACGCTGCTCTGTGATATAATGGACAGCATGAACAGGCCCTCAAAGCGAATACTGCGCTACATGAAGCTGGCAGCAAAGGTTGCACAGGATTCAGTATACAACGATTATCGTCACGGAGCTTTGCTGATTCGTGGCGGTTCTGTTTTAAACTGGAGTGAGAATAAGAACCAGTATTGTGGCTTTGGTAATCGCTTCAGACAATACAACACAGGATTGCCAACAGTTCACGCAGAGCTTGGTTGCATATTGGGCGTTGATAAGAGCAAGACAAAGAACGCAACGATCTACGTTGCACGCATTGGCAAAGCAGGCGATTGGCGCTTGAGCAAGCCGTGTGCGATGTGCATGGCAGCAGCTAAGTTCGCAGGTGTCAGGCAGATTGTGTATACGATCGAAGATGGTGAAGTTGGAACGGCGAAGCTGTGATTGAGGTCGGAGATCTAGTGAAGGAAACTGCAGCGCCATATCGAACACTAGGGATTGTGTTGGAAGCACAAAGGCACGTTTCTCAGGTTTGCTGGGTTAAGGCTTATCATAATATGATTTTGTTAGCCAGATGGGTTTTCAACGATGAGCTTGAGAAGATACACAATGATTAAGGAAGGCGATTTGGTAAGCAAGCTTGTGTCCCAGGGACAATTTGGCAGAGAAATGCCGAAAGGGTTGGGGATCGTGATAGACACTCCGAAGCCAAGTCGCTGGACGTATGGAATCTATTGGATTGAGATCCCGGAAACAACGTTCATGTTCAAGATGGCTAAGATAGCATTTGAGCATGTTGAACCTATAGTCAAATACGAAGAGGATAAGAAATGAAGAGAGTATTAATCATAGATGGGACCAATGCGTTCTACAGAGCACACATCGTTGACCCAAGCTTGTCAGCTAACGGCAATCCAATCGGAGGACTGAAGGGATTCCTTAAGATCTTCCAGAAGCTTTGCCGCGAGATGAAGCCAGACCGCATTGTGGTATGTTGGGACGGAGCAGGCGGTTCACAGAAGCGTAAGGCTATGGACAAAGGGTACAAAGCAGGCCGCAAGCCTCTGCGATTGAACCGCAACCATTCGATGTTATCGCCAGATCAGGAACATCAGAACATGATCACTCAGCAACTGAGGCTGTTTGACTACATCGATGAGATGCCGGTGATTCAACTGATAGCAGAGGGCGTTGAAGCAGATGATCTCATTGCAGTTGCTTGCCAGGAATATCCCGGACACCAAAAGATCATTGTTTCCTCAGACAAGGATTTCTATCAGCTTCTGGACGATGAGACTGTGCTTTTCAGGCCAATCCAGAAGAAGGTGTACAACAAGCAGCGAATCATTGACGAGTTCGACATTCACCCTCGGAACTTTGCACTTGCGAGGGCAACAGTTGGTGACAAGAGCGACAACATTGAGGGAGTGAAAGGAATAGGTCTTAAAACGATCGCAAAGCGAGTGCCGATTCTCAAGGAAGACAAAGACGTTACAGTTGCAGACCTGATTAGCTATTGCAAAGAGGTCGAATCTGATCTATCATGTTATACAAGCTTGATAGACGAAGAGGACAGGCTCAAACAGAACTACAAGATGATGCAGCTTTACAGTCCGTTAGTTTCCATACAGTTAAGGACCAAGATACAATCAATGATTGCAAGCTATCCGAAACAACTGTCGAAGACTGAGGTCAAGAAGATGATGATTAAGGATGGCTTTCCAGAGATCCGAATGACTGATTTGTTTGCATGCATGAACAGGATAGCAAGTGACTAAGTTTGAAGTGGGGGACGTTGTTGAGGGCAGTTGGCCAGAAGCACACAGAGATGTTGGCCATAGCCATCGCGGAATTGTTGTGGGTCGCGAAGAGACAAGGCCAAAAGCCCTCCGCTGGCTACCGGGATGGGTTGTTCATCCCGCTTGGATAGTAATACGATGGCTTGGCAAGGCTCACATTGAATACTATACAGAGGATAACAAAGGCTTGAGGAAGCTGTCATGAAGTTTGAAGTAGGTGATCTGTATCGAGCAGTTGAATGCTGCAATGAATATCGCACCGAAGAATCCATCAAGAAGGCGTGGGTTATTGTGATTGGTATCAATGAGGTAGCTTGCAAGCTTGATGGAAGAACCGATTGGAATATGTATGCAATTGATGTGTTACAAAGAGCCATTGATGCACCGAATAGGGCAATAGTCGAGAAAGTATGTTAAACGCACAAGATAAGGTAGATTTCAGTAAGTTCGGCATCAAGTTCCAGGAGAACCTCGTCAAACTCATCGTGCTTGATCGACAGTTCGCTGATCAGATCGGTGAAGTGCTTGATATGAGCTTCTTTGAGAGCAAGTCATTACAGGTTCTGTCAAACGTTGTCTACGAACACAAGATACAGTACAAGATGCATCCGTCATTACAGACGCTTGCCATAATCGTGAAAAGCAGCATCGAAACTGAGAATGACATCGTTCAGAAGCAGGTTCGTGACTTGCTTGTCAGGATCTATGCCAATCAGGATGTTGATGGCAGAGAATACATCAAAGACACAGCACTTGATTTCTGCAGGAAACAGAAGCTCAAGGAAGCCATCATTAAGTCAGTTGAACTATTGAACAAGTCATCCTTTGATGAAATCTCAGGTCTTATCAACAAAGCTCTGACGCTTGGTCAAGAGAACAACTTTGGACATGATTACATTGCTGACTTTGAACAACGGTATACACTGAAGACACGCAACGCAGTGTCAACGGGCTGGGACGAGGTTGATGCTATCACGAGAGGCGGATTGGGCAAAGGCGAGCTTGCCATCGTCATTGCAGCAACAGGAGGTGGCAAAAGCCATGTACTTGTTCACCTTGGAGCGACCGCAATCCAAAAGGGACTGAGCGTTGTTCATTATACATTGGAGATGTCAGCAGAAGATGTAGCTTTACGATATGACAGCTTGAACACAAAGACAAGCTTCGATGATTTGCACGAGTTCAAGGATCTCGTTAAGGAGAACATCCAGAAGATCAAAGGCACTCTGACAGTCAAGAAGTATCCGCCACGACGAGCAACGACCAACACAATCAAGAATCATCTTGAAAAGCTCCGCAACAAAGGACAGAAGGTTGATTTGATCTTGGTTGATTATGCTGACTTGGTTAAACCAGTCAAGTATGGCTCAGAGAAGCGCCATGACCTTGAGATCATCAACGAAGAGTTGATTGCCATTGCAGAAGACTTTGAATGTCCGATAGTTAGCGCCAGCCAAACGAATAGATCCGGCCTGAACGCTGAGTTAATCACTATGGAATCAATCGCAGAGGCTTACAGCAAATGCTGGCCAGCACATCTGATCTTCACACTATCGAGAACCATTGAGGATAAGAAGAACAAGACTGGAAGGTTGTTCATTGCAAAGAATCGCAGTGGCATCGACGGTTCGGTGTTCTCTATTTATATGGACACTGCGAAGAGTGAAATACGCATCACAGCAGACACAACGGACGAGATCATCAACAAGGATCCAGCGAAGTCACAGTTGGACAACCTGAAGAAGCAATACAAAGAGTTGCAAGCAGAACAAAAGGCTGAGATCAAAGCAACTTGAAAAGTACGATCAGTCTGAAAATTCTGCTGGTCATTTTTTGAGATATTAGAAGGAGAGAGTATGTTTGTTAAGAAAATCATCAGCAACCTGCTAAACAAAGAGGCAGATCTCAAAGCAGATCCATTCATCGTTCGAGTGAACAACTTCACAGAGAAGGCGGCAGCACAGTTCGCTCTGGAGATGGGCCATGCTCACAACACAGGCCAATCGGTGATTCCTGTTGTCATTGACAGTTATGGAGGCAACGTTTACTCGTTGATGGCAATGATATCAACAGTCCAGCAAGCACAAATGCCCGTTGCAATGATCGTTGAGGGCAAAGCTATGTCATGTGGTTCAATTCTCAGCACATTCGGCAATGAGGGAATGCGCTTCTGCGATCCTAACGCCACGTTCATGATCCATGACGTTGCAGGCACGGGACGTGGAAAGACTGAGGAAGTGAAGATGTGCGCTAAGGAGATAGAGCGACTGAATGAAATCGTGCATAAGATGATGGCACAGAACTGCGGTAAAGCAGATGATTACTTCCTTAAGATCGCTGATAAGAAGAAGCATGCAGACTGGTATTTCGATGCCAAAGAAGCAAAGAAACATGGCATAGTCAATCACATTCGAGTGCCAAAGATGACAGCAACGGTTGAAGTGAAGATTGAGTTTGAGTGAACAACATGAATAACGCAGCATATCTGTACAGTTTGGTTATGACAATGGCAACAACATATGAAAGATGTGGTACGACGATAAAGCCTTGTGGGTTTCACCACCCACTACGGCAGTTTCCGACGTTGAGAGTCGTTGGGAGTTCTAACATGCTAATGATGATGACTGTCGATGCATATAATGATGCAGTTTTGAAGGAGAATGAGTAACATGGAATTAGCTAGCAAGATCTTATCGGACATCACAGTCCACATGAAGTACGCAAAGTACATCCCGCACAAAAAGCGTAGGGAAACGTGGGATGAGATTGTCACTCGTAACCGAGACATGCATCTTAAGAAGTATCCCGAACTGAAAGGTGAGATCGAAGCTGCTTATGAGTTCGTTTATGATCGCAGGGTTTTGCCATCAATGCGAGCATTGCAGTTCGGCGGCAAACCTATCGAGATCAACCCAGCACGCCAGTACAATTGTGCTTTCGCGCCCATCAATGACTGGCGAGTGTTCAGTGAGGTCATGTTTCTGCTGCTTTCGGGCTGCGGAGTGGGATTCTCGGTGCAAGCTCATGACATTGAGAGACTGCCGGAAATCAAGCGTCCGAACTCAAAGAGAACAAGACGATATCTTGTTGCAGATAGCATTGAAGGTTGGGCAGATGCGCTTAAGGCACTGATGAAGAGCTATTTCTTTGGAGGTTCAACGCTGCGCTTTGATTACGGTGCGATTCGGCAGAAGGGAGCGTTGCTTGTGACTTCAGGCGGTAAAGCGCCAGGGCCACAACCACTGAAGGAATGTATACTTAAAGTTGGAGGGATATTAGATGAAAAAGAAGAAGGTGACAGTTTATCAACGATTGAAGTACATGACATTGTCTGCCATATCGCGGACGCTGTACTTGCTGGCGGAATCCGTAGAGCGGCGCTCTTAAGCTTGTTCGATGCTGATGACCCTGAGATGTTAGCAGCAAAGGCTGGCAATTGGTGGGAACAGAATCCACAAAGAGGCAGAGCCAACAACTCTGTGAATCTCATGAGGCATATGATAACGAAAGATGTCTTTAAGGAGATTTGGGAGCGAGTTGAAGCTTCAGGTTGCGGAGAACCTGGGTTTTACCTGTCGAACGATATGTCATATGGAACGAACCCATGCGGGGAAATCGCATTGAAGCCGTTTCAGTTCTGCAACCTTGTTGAGATCAACGCCGCCATCATCAAGACACAACAGGAGCTAAATGACTGTGCAAAGGCAGCTTCGTTCATTGGCACGCTTCAAGCTGGCTATACGGACTTTCATTACCTTCGCGATGTTTGGAAGCGCACAACAGAGCGCGATGCGCTGATTGGTGTCAGCATGACAGCCATTGCATCGGAATCAGTGTTAAAGCTAGACTCAGAAGAGGCTGCAAAGCTTGTGGTTGCTGAGAACGAGAGAGTCGCAAATAACATCGGGATCAATAAGGCTGCCCGCTGCACAACAGTCAAGCCGTCTGGAACCACAAGCCTTGTGCTTGGAACATCAAGCGGAATCCATGCTTGGTTCGATCAGTTTTACATTCGACGCATAAGAGTTGGGAAGAACGAGTCGATCTATCATTATCTTCTTCGGAATCATCCAGAGTTGGTTGAGGACGAGTATTTCAGGCCGCATGATACGGCAGTGATTTCAATTCCTCAGAAAGCTCCAGACGATGCGATTCTAAGAAGCGAGTCAGCATTACACTTCCTAAAACGCATCAAGAAGATCTTCTCAGAATGGGTTAAACCGGGACATAGAAAAGGCCAGAACACACACAACGTATCAGCAACAGTGTCAATCAAGGACAACGAATGGTTCGATGTCGGCGAATGGATGTGGGATAACCGGAAGTTCTATAATGGTTTGACTGTGTTACCAGATACAGACCATACATTTCGCCAGCCACCCTTTGAGTCTTGTTCTAAGGAGACATATGAGCATCTTGTTGAGAGCCTTAAGCTAGTCGATCTAACCAAGGTCGTTGAGGACCAAGACAACACAGACTTGCAAGGCGAACTAGCTTGCGCTGGACCTGACGGCTGTGCTGTGCTATAATGTATGCATGGAACGATGGGACAGGATAGTTTGGTCAGCGTGTGTGGTTGTCTCGATTCTGCTCATTGCAGAGCGTGTCAGAGCATCGCCGATTACGATTCAGGGCGTCAAGGTTCATGTGAAGTACGACAGGGACGTTTACTTTCCGCCGCACAAGCAGCAAAGCCCATTCAATGCGAGGTGTACGCAAGCGACGAGCAGAGAGATTAGGATTGCGACGAAAGACGTTAGAAGGTTCCTAAAGAAGTACAACCGACAAACGATAAGGAACAATCTCAAGCATGTGTTCGTTTGTGGAATGCTGAGGTTTCATGGAGTGCAATATGCCGGAACTTACATCGATAACGGTATCTACGTTGACAATGACGACCCGTATTTTCATATGCATCATGAATTCTCCAGCATTCTTATGAGAAACAGGAGCTTTGGCTTTCCGTGGACTGAGTGGGTAATGTTGAGGTCAGGACAGGGCAATAGAAGTCAAGATCCCTTCTTGACTAAGAAGATACCAGCTTACAAACAAACGAGAGCGTTGCTTCAAAAGGGATTCTGGATTGCGTATGCTGCAACAGACTTAGAGAATGACTTCAACGTGGTTGCGACATATTACATGACGGACAGGACAAGACTCAAGAGGAAGTCAGCTAAGTACCCGAAGATGAAGGCGAAGTATGACATTGTTGACCGGATGTACAAAGGACTGATAAGATGATAGACGAAGCTGAGATGTTACTGGAAACGATTGGCGGATATGTGGCTAGCATGATGTTGATGAACATGGGTTTGGTGTTGATTGGTGTGTTGATTGGTGTTGGGATTTGGTATAGGAGTTATAAGCGATGAGTGAAGAACAATTGAAGGAACTCAATGAGGACATGAATGATGAATCGTAAATTCCAGATTTGGCTCAAATGCGAATCGCTCGTTGGTACTCGGATTGATATGATTGATAGGATGACATTCGCCGAGGCTGCCAGCGAAGCTTATGGGTTGGTTCACGATATGCTTCAGAAGACAGGCAAGAACTGGCGAGTGGATCAGATCAAGGACATTGGGAAGGTTGAAGATGAATAACAACGACATTAAGATATATCATGACGCTAAAATCAGGCTTTACCGATGTTTATTGGCGTCGCCAATTGATCTTTTGACAGAGGAAGAGGTTGATTTGATGTTCCGTTTGTCAAAAGACGCATCGATCCAGAAACAGCTAGAAAAGGATATCGAAGATGAGTAGGTTCAGGTTTGAAAGCTTCAAGTATCTGTTTCATTCAGCGAACAAACGACAGAAGACCGCAGCAGCAATGTTCGTGGCAGCTAAATTCACAATGCCATTCACAGCGCTTGTTATGTGGACAAACAGAGATATGGCTCCAGCAATGATTGGACTGTACGCTTCGCTGGTTATGGGAACGTTCTGTTTGATGTTATATGATGGAATACAAAGGTATTGGTTTAAGGAGTTGACTGTCCCTGAAGTGAGGTGATCTAAATAGGGGCAGAGCCGCAGGAAGGCACGGGCTTACAGGTGCCTTAATAACGAGGAGAAGGGCGATGAAAACTGAGGTGTACAAATCAATCATGAAGTTACAGATGAGGCTAACCAAGCTTGATGACGATAGTTATCATGATGATCTGTGCGACATCTTAGATGATTTATGGTATTATGAGTTAGAAGACGAACAATATGACGAGATTAACAAATGGTGTGAAGAGCTTAACAAGCTCAAGGAGTTTGGAGGAGATAAAGATGTATAATTATGAAGCGGAGAAGCATAAGATATTCACAGAAGACGGACAAGTCATGTTTCTGAAGATCAGGGACAAGGCCGTTATTCTTCTGAAGTCTGCCGGAGCGTTCAGAACAGAGAGAGTCTTGAGCGGAGTCTGTGGTGATGGTTGGGAAATGCTCGCTTGCTTAGATCGGCTTGTCGAGATTGGAGAGCTTCGGAAGGTGAAGCAAGAAGGCCGTGTTGCAGGACAACATGAGATTTATGTGAGGGCTTAATGATTGAACTATGGAATCGCTTTGAGAAGATGGTATATCGTGAATGGGATTGGCAAGCTACGTTCTGTTCTGGAATGATAACGGGATCATCGTTTGCTTACTTAGTTATATGGCTAACAATGGAGCTATCATGATGAGTGATACAATCTATTTATACGACGATAACATCGGACGCGTTCAGTACATTCAACATGTCGGCACAGATAAGATGTTCGCCAATGCAGCCAGAGTCAGCTTCGGACAAGACAATGACAAACCACTGACGAACAAAGACAAAAAGCTTATCAAATACCTGCTGGAACACAAGCACACATCACCATTTGAGCATTCGAGTATTACGTTCAAAGCTGTTGTTCCTTTATTTGTTAGGTCACAACATATGCGCCACAGAACGATGAGTTTCTCAGAAATTTCACGCAGATACACGAGCAAAAACATAGAGTTCTATGAACCACGACGGTTTAGAACGCAGCACGAGTCAAACAGGCAGGCAAGCAACGACGATGAGCTAATCAACCCAGCAGTTGAAACCGGCAATCTGTATTTGCCGTCCAAGATGAAAGCTTCAGCGCTGACAAAGGAACACAACAAGCATTGTATGAAGCTGTTTAACAGCATGTTGGAGAGCGGCATTTGCAGGGAGCAGGCCCGAATGGTTTTGCCACAGTCACTGTATACTGAGTTTTACTTCAGTTGTTCAGTTCACAACCTGCTGAAGTTCATTGAGCTTCGGACACACGATGGAGCACAATGGGAGATCAGAAAGGCTGCTGAAGCTTGCCTTGAGATTGCGGAACAGCATTTCCCAGAAACGATTAGGATTTGGAAGGAGTTAAGATGATGATGATGAACGGACCAGAAACACACTACTTTGATTGCGAATGCGAATCAGTAGAACATACGATTCGCTTTGTTTGCGACGAGTACGAACCAGATGACAAGGAATTGTTCGTTGAAGTACAGCTCATGCAGCATCGCTCATTTGTTAAGCGACTGTGGGTAGCTTTGAGATATGTCTTTGGCTATCAATGTAAGTATGGACATTGGGACACTACGACATTCAAGCAGGAAGACTTGGTTAAGCTCCAGGAACTGGCGGAGCGAGCAAAGCACGTTAAGAGTAAGGAATCGGTTTAAACATCGTGCTTACCTTCATAATGATGTCTAACACTTGTTTGAAGAACAGCTTCTTTTCATGCTCTTGGATGGTTGACTCAACGAAGCTCTTAAGCACATCATAATTTGGACCTCTTGAAAGGGCAGGGAATGCTCTGTAGACAGAGTGAATCATTCCAACGAGTTGGCCTTTGTAGTTGAAGACGGGAGAGCCAGACGAACCACCAGTTGCGAGGATTGAATAGATGGCAGCTTCACCAAGAGTCCCGCTGTAATAGCCTTCGAGGATGGGAACCATTCCCTTCCCAAAGATGCCAGCAGGAGCAGCCAAGTTGAAGACCTTATCACCAATTGATGGAGCAGTCTGTGACATAGTTACAACAGGAGCCAAGAAGTCTTTTGACCATAACAGACACATGTCATGTTTCTTATTGATACTAACGACTTCAACATCGTAATGAACCTTGTTGATATCAATCGCCGTGAACTTGAGGTTGAAGGTTTTGTTCTTGAAGGCTTTCAGGAAGTCGTTTGTGCAAACGTGGCCAGCAGTTAGAATGAAGACACCTTTGGAGTTACGCTTGACGACGACACCGCTAGCTGACGAACCGAACCTGCGAGTTACACAGAGCTTCTTGACAGGATCACAATGCGATACGGAGAGAAGCTTGCTTATCTTAACGAATGACTTCCTTGGGAGAATGTGTCCCATCTTGATTTTCTGATGGGAAGCACATGACATTGTTGAGAGAATCAACAAGGTTACTAAGAGCAAACGACAAATGGGTTTCATAGCATAACTAGTTGTATTTTTACTCTTTGGAAGGACTATTTATAATACACTGATATACAAGGGAGAAACGTTTAATGGATAGCTTGATAGGATTATTGATTATTTGGGGAATCGTATTATCGCCGAATGTTACAACTGACAAAACACCAGAACAACCAAGTAAGGTTAAAGTATACAAGCGAAAGAGTTCAGGTTTCGTAAATTGTTATGGATGGAAACAAACAGGAGTTGAAGATGGGTTTAATCGCTGAGAAAGTAGATCAGATCTGTGCAAAGGAGAAGCTGACCTTTCCACAGTTCACTGCCAAATATCCTCACATGGTTGAGTTGCTTCTGAAGGAGCTTGAATCGCAGAAGGACACTAAGAACGAAAGATACAGTAGCTTGGACAAGCGCCAGCTTCTCAAAGGATAGCAGTTAATGATTGAACCAATCGCTGTAGCAGTCAAGGAGAGTGTTCATGAGACACCGCCAACCAACGGAGAATCGCTTGATATGTATATGGTCGAGAAGCTGGTAACGCTAACAGAACAGAGCGTGCAAGCACAGAACTCAACGGTCAACGAGATCAAAGAATTGAGGACAGACCTAACAAAACAATCAGTTCAGAACAGCACAGAACACGCAGAACTAACCGAAGCAATCAAGAGAAACAATCGTTCTACAATCAGACAGGTCGCCGATTGGGTCGCCGGGAATCCCGGAACATCAGTCGGTATCTTCATGGGAACATTGTTGACAGCAGTTATCATTGTGTTGATTTCTCAGACCATAAACGCTGACAGTCTCAACAGCTTGCGAAACAGCACAAGCGTTACACCAACACACATTTATCATCCACATCCGAAAGGCGAATAACAATGAACTTTGATCAGAAGGTATTTTACAACACCGCAAGCGCAGTTAAACTAGACTGGAAGCCCGAATGGTTCGGAGTGTCAGGCTTTGGACGGAAATTCATCAAAGCTGTCAAGGTATTCCAGAAGGAACACGATCTTAAAGCAGATGGTTTGGTTGGCCCAGTTACATTCAGGCGCATCTTCACACATCATATGGCTGACATTGAAATGCGTCACCCAGAAGACAAGTCAAACTACATTATATGTAACAAACAGAAGGTCGAGATTGAGTGGGATAAGGTGATATCAATCGATGTCGAAGCCTCACTCAAGCTACCGAAGTCGAACTACAGGGCATACAGCAAGCGCCGCAAACCATCAATGATTGCAACGCATTGGGATGTTGCATTGTCCGCAGCAAGCTGTCATAGCATTCTATATAGGAAGGGAATCTCAACACACTTTGCCATCGACAATGATGGAACGATCTATCAGTTTGTTGATACGAACCATGCTTGTTGGCACGCCGGAATCAGAAGTGTTAACAATAAGAGCATCGGCATTGACTTGAGCAATGCTTATTACATCAAGTACAACAAGCTGTATGAGAAGCGAGGCTTTGGACTCAGGCCAATCATCACAGACTCTGTTATCCATGGCCGGAAGCTTGGCGACCATCTGGGATTCTATGGAGTTCAGATCCAGGCATACTCAGCGCTCGTGGATGCGCTGTGTTCGCACTATGACATTCCTTTGATGTCTCCAGAGGATGAAGCTGGCAACGCGATGTACGGCGTTCACAGGGCAGCCAGCAAGGCTAGGTTCAAGGGCGTCGTCAGCCACTTTCATTTGACACGTCGAAAGATTGATACAGCAGGGCTTGATATTCAAAGGGTATTGAACAACTTAAAGTGATGATGAACAAACACTTCAAAGGCTGGCGCAGCTTTCTCGCTGAGGTCAATACTAACGATTGGGCTGGCGATGATTGGGGTGAGATGGCCAAGCGCGCAGTGCGTAAACCAACACCGCGCAATCGTGATACAGTTGGTCATGCAGATCCCAACATCGTGCAAGAGCTATTGAACACATATGGAATGAATAGCACTCAGAACCACAATTTCAAGATGATGGCGAATACTGAAAGACTTAGAGAAATTGTGATTGAGAAGGGATCAATTGCAGACGCAGCCCGCAAGCTTGGTTCATTAACACACCAGATTGCTTTGATGACAAAGGAGAATAAGATCTTCTCAGAAACTAAGATGCTTGAGTTTTTAGGAGCGGGCAACTTCGGCGCAGTGTTCACGCTTGACAACGGGCATGTCTTAAAGATATCATATGGTTCATTTGATCCAGAGTTTCGCGCAACAGATTATGGCGGGCATACTGACGCAAAGAAACATGAAAAAGCTCAAGCAGAAACGTTCAAGGACAAGTCAGCCTCAAAGAGTACTCTAATGATTTATGACTATGGTACATTGCAGTTCTCAAACACTGCAGAAGATCTGTATTACGTTGAGATGCCTGAGTTGATTCCGCTGGCGAAGTATTTTAGGCATATGGATAGGCTCTCTGTGTATAATGATGTCGCTTATGTCAAGATTGCTGTGCTAGAGCGTCTGTTCCCGCCAAACCAACCCTATGGAAATCCATACAAAGTCAAGGTGCTGAATCGAGGACAGGTGACGAGTTTGGTAAAAGAGCTTGTTAAGATCATCAAAGCTTCAGGCGCAAAAGGCTATGAAGCGGGTAGCAATGCTGTTGAAGATGTGAGGGCTCCGAACGTTGGTGTTCTCATCCAAGATCCAGACACGCTTGTCATATTTGACTACTAACATGAAGCAATACAAAGTAGAAGTGGGCGATTTGGTTCAAATCCCCGGCAGCAAACATCCGACGCATGAAGGCCCTGAGATGTTTTACGGTATCGTTACAAAGGTATCAAAGGATGATGTCACAGCGACATGGCTGTTTGGCCACCGCGTGCAGCAATGCTGGGTCGAATCTATTGAATCCTTTGGGTATCGAGTTTCAAAGCAATACTACAATATTCTATAGAAGACGCTTGACGTTCATCGAGGCTGTGGTATAATGATATCACGTCACGGAGGACGGCAATGGCAGAACGAATCGATGACATAATTGGGCTGATTGAAGAGCGCAGATATCTTGCCGCGAAAGCAAAGCTCTATGAACTGAAAGCGGAGTTAAAAGATGAACAAGGTGATAGAGAAGGTATTGATCCCAGTGGCAGCAACGATGATAGGGATCGTTCTAATGACCCAGATTTCTTATGGAGCGCTGAATGACTTACTACGAAGTCTACGCACTAGAACCAAACAGCGATTTCGGAAAGGCAGTTGAAATGCTTGTGAGAGCAGGTCAGGAACATCAACTCATCTTTGACAGACACACAATCGAGAACTTAGGAATTGATGAGTCGCCAGTGATTGCGGTTGTAATCGACAACAGACGATACTTAGTTGGAAACCTTGAAAGTCTCAAGGAACATTTGAAACAATAGGAGTTAACAATGTCAAACGTTAAGAGTAAAGCTGATCACATCAGCGATTTTGTAAGGGCACAAGCCGAAGTTGAAGCTTGTATCCAACCATTCAAGGAAGATCTGAAGGATCTCAAGCGCAGCTATGTCGAGAATGACTGGTTGACGAAGGAAGAGATCAAGCTAGCGGTGAAAGCCTTCCGTTTGTTGAAGGATGATACGAACTTCGACATGCTTGGCGATTATTACAATCAGGTTGAGAAAGCGATTCGGGGTGAATAATGTCTTACGAAGTACACAGTTGCAATAGGCATTTGCTCGTTCGAAAGCTTAAGGCACCAGAAGAACTTAAGAAGTCAAGCACTTTCGTTGTGCCTGAGTCGACAGCAGACCAAGGAACTAAGGTTTGGGTTGAGTTGCTAGTATCGATGATGAGTGGCAACAAGTTGGTGGATGAGGGCGCTCTTGTTTTGGTTGATGCTAGTATGCTTGAGGAAGTGCCAAATCTTATTGAGACTGGCGATGATAATGTTTACGTTGTCCTTGAGAATTATGTATGTGCATACGCGAAGAAGAAATAACGATAGGTAACAATCTACAGTCATTGATATATGCTTATGTGTATAACACGCCAATCATATATTTCCACAGCCCGAAGCTCAACCGTTCCGAGCACTTACCAAGTGAGTTGAGCTTCGAACAGTTGCCCTTTGAAAACAAAGCGGTCGTCAAAAGTACGTCAAAGGGCGCTGTTCAATTTGGCTGTAACATAGCGGAGTTACAAGAGTACATAGCAGGTGTTTTGTCACTGTCCGGGATGTTATGGTCTGGAGAAGTCGTCAAGTCAGTGACTCTGAGGGAGAACAAGCGATTGGAGCTTGTCATCAGAGGTGTGAGCGGCAAAACATTCATTGACTTCGAGGAGCTTAGAGTGTTTGACCCAGAACTGTTGTATGGACTGGAGATTGATCGTGTCAATCGATGGCGCTTGCTTGTTTATGATGAATGCGCTGTGACAACAAAGAAACATGACATGTTTATGCTGTTTTCCAAGGAAGATCTGGCAAACAAAGTGTACTTCGCAAAGCACAACAGACTGCTAGTTGAATCACGTATCTCTAAGAAGAACATTGATAAGTTTGATTACTCAGTCACCGCAATGAAGTACGCAGTCAAGGACATGATCGAGCAAGCACAATTAGAACACTTCGTCAGAGGTTTGGTTGTGACACACGACAAACGAACGGTACACAATCAAGATGTGATTATATGCAAGCCAGTTGACGGCGTTGTTTATGACAAACGAAAGATAGGAGAGTTATGCAAAGGAATCCAAGGGTATATTTCCCGAAATATCCATCAAGAAGGGACAAGAACGCAAAGTATGTTGCAGGATGCATATCATTACCAGATGCATCAAACGATTACGGATTTGATTGGCTAGATTGCTTGATGCCAATCGGCAAAGGCTATACACTGCTGGACAGAGCCATAGCTGAGTGTGCTTACGCTGGTTGTCATACGATCTGGATAACAGTCAACGATAGCTGGCAGAACCTCATCAAGAAACGCATTGGCGATTATGTTATGGATCCGAAGTACAACAACCGGACAATGGATAGATTCCCAGAAGACAGCAAGCGAAGGGTTTATGTTTATTACGTTCCAGAGCTTGCGAAGTACAGAAAGGTCCGCTATGGTGAAGCCTGGGGAGTTATCAACTCAGCCATCTATGCAACGCGAGTGTCATTTGGAGTCGGATACTTCACAATGCCAAGCTCATATTATGCAGCGTTTCCAATGTCACTATATGATCCGGTCATCGTTGGAGCGCACAGATCGGACATCAAAAACAACAAAGGCTTTTATCTTGAGCATGAAGGGCGAAGCATCAAGACTGGAGATCAGATGGGATTCTCGTTTGACTTCAAAGACTTCAAGAGGTCTAATCAGTCAATAGGCCAGCGCAAAATCCATGGCCGAATGTCTTATAAAGACGTGTTCCACGGATTCAACTTCACAGACGTTGACCCGACGAGCTTAGAGTGGTATAATGAAGCTCACGATTGGGATGGATACACAGATTACATTGCTTCAGAGCATCTGCTTGTCAAGCCTGATATCTTCATGAAGAAGCCAGTTGTGAGCAGGATAAGGAGTTGTGAATGATTAAGAAACCAGTGAATCAAAAGAGAGTGAGAGTCATCAAAGAACATTGTCAAGGACACTTCAAAGTGGGAATGGAAGGCGTTTGTACTGCAGATCTTCTTTATGAAGAGCCATACAAAGAAGACATTTTTGCCGTTTGGTTTGATAGGAAAGTTCGAGGCGCGAATCTTCATACATTCCAGGAAGACAACACTAGAGAATATTACGAGGTGATCGGAGAATGACGAGTGACGAACTGTATAAGGACTTGCCAGTTAACCTGCTTGAAAGGCTTGGTTGGCAACGGAACTGGATTGAACTAGGCGACGATCAGAAGCTGCTTGTTGAAGCTGCGATGAGCGTTCATGAACGTGAGATTGCTGAGCTTAAGGCAGAATTGGAAGCTGCAGAAGCGCAGATACACCATTTCAGCGGCTGCCGCTGATTACTAGGAGAGAATATGAGTAACAAACGAACCAAATCAAGCATTCCATTTGTTGGATTGCATAACCACACAACCTTCAGTGTCTTCGACGCAATAGGATATCCAAGTGATCACATGAATTACGTTCACGAGAACGGCATGAACGCTTTGGCAATCACAGACCATGGCAACATGAATGCTATGGTTTATCAGTATTTACACGCCAAAAAGATGAACAAGGAAGGCAAGCAGTTCAAACCGATCTATGGTATTGAAGCTTACTTCGTTGATTCCGTCGAGGACTGGAAGAAGGACTACGAAGAGATCAGCCTCAAAAAGAAGTTTAAGAAGCAATCAGTTGAGCTTGCAGTCGAGGACGAAGCAGAGTCCAAGAAGGCAACCAAGAACATCCTGAATAGACGTTCGCATATGATCTTGCTAGCTCAGAACGAGATTGGTCTGAAGAACATCTTCAAGCTTGTCTCGGAGTCATACAAGGGAGATAACTTTTATCGTTATCCTCGAATGGACTTTGATATGTTGCGGAAGTACGGAGAAGGTGTGATCTGTACATCGGCGTGTTTAGGAGGTTTTTTGTCAAAAGAATACTGGAAAAACCGCGATAAGCCGGAAGCTGAAATACTCAGATCGGTCCAAAATTTAGCAGCGCAATTTTTTGAGATATTCGGAGATCGTTTCTATGGAGAGATTCAATGGAACTCAATTCCGGAGCAACATGCAGTTAACAAGCTGATCATCAAAGCTTGCCAGAACTTAGGAATCGAAGTGGTTTCAACCGCTGATGCTCATTACCCAAGACCGGAACTGTTCAAAAGCAGGGAGATGTACAGAAAGCTTGGTTGGATGGGGAAGAAGAAGGATTGGGAAGAAGATCCAATGCCTGAAACGCGAGCAGATCTCAAATATGAGCTATATCCAAAGAATGGCGATCAAATGTGGGAAGCTTACAAAAGCTACTCAAAGCAACGCGGTGTTGAATACGACGATGACTTCATCAAGGCAACGATCACAAGGACACACGATATCGCGTTCAATATCATCGAGGACTACGAGATTGCAACAGACATCAATCTTCCAAGCTTTGTATATGACCAAGACCAATCACCCAACGATTTGCTTCAGAAGCACTGCGATGAAGCTATGCAAGCGAGAGGCATCACAAACAAGGTGTATGTAGATCGCCTGAAGATGGAGCTTGATACGATCTTTAACAGAGGTTTCTCAAAGTACTTCTTAACGATGAAGCAAATTAGCGATGAAGCACAGCAGCTTATGCTTGTTGGCCCATCGCGTGGATCAGCAGCGGCATCGTTGGTTGCGTACTTATTGGAGATTACACAGGTTGATCCGATCAAGCACAATCTGTTATTCAGCCGCTTTATGACCAAGGACGAGACAAGCGGCTATCCAGACATTGATTATGATGTCTCAGATCGCATTGGATTGACTGAGTATTTCATCAAGAAGTGGGGAGAAGACAATGTTGTTCCGATCTCAAATTATAACACTTTGCAGTTGAGATCACTAATTAAAGACATTTCGAAGTTCTATGGCATTTCGTATTCCGAGGTGAACAAGGTCACAAAGTCCATGGTCTTCGAAGCAACGCCTAAAGCAAAGGCCGCGCATGGCATCAAAGCTGGAGTTTATACACCAACCTTTGAAGAGATCATGCAATATTCAAGCTCGTTGCAACAGTTCTTGAACAACCATCCCGAAGTCAAGGAGCATGTGAACGCATTGCAGGGACAAGTGCGCTCTGTGAGTCGCCACGCTGGCGGTGTTTTGATCGCTGACAGCCTCAACCATAACATGCCGTTGATCAACAGCGGAGGCACGATCCAGACGCCTTGGAGCGAAGGCCAGAACGTCAGGCATCTGGAACCATTGGGTTTCATCAAGTTCGACTTGCTTGGATTGTCAACTCTCCAAATGATTGACGAATGCATCAGGCACATTCTTAAGAGACACGAAGGCATTGAAGACCCAACGTTTGATGATGTCCGAAGCTTCTACGACGATCATTTGCATCCTGATGTGATTGACCTGAACGACAGATCCGTCTATAAGAACATCTTTCAGAAGGGCAAATTCGCAGGCATTTTCCAATTCACTGAATCCGGAATGCAGAACTTCTGTAAGCTTGCCAAGCCCAACAATCTTGTTGACTTGTCAGCGGTGACATCAATATTTAGACCGTCTGCATTATCCGCAAAGGTCGACAGAGCATACGTGAAGGCAAAGAAAGACAAGACTAGCGTTACATATATTAGTAAGGAAGTCAAGAAGGTAACGAAGGGAACATATGGACAGTTGATCTTTCAAGAGCAGATTGCTGAATTGGCACACGAGCTTGGCAAGGACATCTCACTAGATGAGGGTAACAAGCTGCGCAAGCTTCTGATCAAGAAGGGAACTGGAGAGAAGGAAGCACAGAAGAAGAAGATCAATGAGAAGTTCATAGCAGGATGCTTGGAGAAAGGTCTATCCAAGATTGATGCCGGATCGCTCTGGCAAACCATGGAGTTCTTCAGCGGCTATGGATTCAACCTTGCACACGCAACAGGTTATAGCATCATTTCATTCCAGTGCGCTTGGCTCGCTCACAGATTCGAAAGTGAATGGCTTGCCAGTTATTTGAGCGCAGTACCAGAGAAGCGCAAGGCAAAGGCAACGAACCTTGCAAAGAGCTTTGGCTACGATATCAAGAGGGTTGACGTAAACAGTTCCGAGCGAACATGGGGAATCTCAGAGGACGGTAAAACATTGATTCAACCATTGACAGCAATCAAGGGCTTGGGAGATAAGGCGATTGATCAGATCATTGCTAACAGGCCATTTAAGGACGCTGAGGATTTCCTGTTCAATGAGAACGTTGTGTATTCGAAGCTTAATAAGAAGGCTTTAGATGTTCTTTGTCGTTCTCAGGCATTGAACTGCTTGATGGACGAGCGCTTCACGGGACTCAAGGCATTCTGGTCAGCAGTCGCAGTTGATCGCCCAAAGACAAAGAAGAAGCTTGTTGAGAACATTGAGCTATACAAAGGAGATGGCGATTTCTCGTTGTCGGAGAAGATATGTTATCGGCCGGATTTGACAGGAGTTTATCCGTTAGAGCTTGTTCTTCAGGACGATATGCTTGCCAAGTTCGATAAGCTTAAGATCCCGGCTTTGGGAGATTGGGACGATGCACTGAAGATTGCATGGTTCATCCCGAAAGAGGTGATTGTCAAGGAAACCAAGTTCGGTAAAACCTATTGGATTCTAAAGGTTATTGATGCGACGAACAAAGAGAATGATATCAAATGTTGGGGGATCAGACCGCTGACAGACAAGATTCTATTGAATAAACCATACATCGCCAAACTGGAACACGATGACAAATGGGGCTTCTCTTCAAGATCCCTCAAACACAATTTCAAGTTACTGACTTAGAGCATCTGGAGTTTTCATTCTGACAGCACTATTTATAGTAGCGTTGTTTATAGTGGGAGTTTTAATTGTATGCCTAGTCCGAGAAAACGAAAAGTAAAGAAGAATATCAGGCGAGTATTAGATGATACTAGCTTAACAACCTTAACGGCAGCGACAAGCCTAACAGCTTCGCTAGAAGAGGCCCTGTTTTGGCAGGGCGTTAATAAGTCAGGCTCTATCTCAGCTTCATTCATCTCAGCCGAACTAGCTTTGGTGAGCGATAGTGACAGCGACAGCGGAAGCTATGGTCTGTGGTCAACAGGTGGCGCAGGCGAATATGCCTCTGGCGAATCTAGCGATCTTATGAATTTGGATTCAGCAGCCGGCGAAGGATTGGCATATCACTTTCATATGGGCAAGCTTGGCGAGGAAGACTTCGAGGTCACAGCAGCTTCAGGACAGGCCAGCCATCAACCGACTGTGGGCATCATCTATGGTCATGAAGGCCCGCGAGGAGCTTACATTCCTTATTACCAGCGAGATGGAGACAACCCACACGGGACAGCTTCAATCCGCTTGCCTGCTGAAATCACAGGCTCAGCAACTGGTAATACTCACATAGTTTTCTATGTTGCGGGTGATTTGAATGACAATGATGATGGTAACATCGGCGACCGCATTTCGTTCTTCACGGGATCCGCGTTGGGCAACATCGCGACCAGCGCAACTGATGCTAACCTTGGAGCAGCCAGCAAATCAGCAGGCGAAATCACAAGAGGTGTTGCAATCTTCTCAGGTTCTGATTCGTTTGCCTCTGCTTCATATTACTTTCCCTATGGAACACTAAGCGCTGGCATTCGTATTGAGTATTCTGCTTCAACATCTATTCGAGATGATAAACTATATGCAGGTTACATGATTGTTTGGACAGCGTCACAGGCAAGTAAAGCTATTACTTAAAAGAAGTTACAACAACATAACGCAAAAACCCAGCTTCGGTTGGGTTTTTTGTTGACGATCGTCGCAAAACAGCGTATCATAGATGAGAGAGTCAAAGGAGAGACATGAAGGTTTACAAGATTAGGAAAGATGCCAAACTACCACAAAAGGCACACGCATTTGACGCGGGATATGATTTGTTTTACTGTCCAAATGGTTCCATGAAGAAGCTCTATGACACGTCAGACTTTCATATCCCAGCCGGAGAATCGCGGGTGTTGCCAACAGGACTCAAGGTTCAGATCCCACCAAACACAATGCTTGAGATCAAGAACAAGTCAGGAATCGCTTCAAAGAAACAATTGCTTGTCGGAGCTTGCGTGGTTGATCCGGGATATAACGGCGAGGTCTTTGTTAACTTGCATAACGTGGGCAAGACTACGCAAGTGATTAAAGATGGCCAGAAGCTTGCTCAGTGCATGCTCGTTCCGTTGATGGACTTAGGCTTCGAAGAGGTGTTCGAAGACAACCTGAACGTCTCTAACAGTACAAGAGGCGATGGAGCTTTGGGCTCAACGGGGGAGTTCTAAGTGGATAAGCATGCTAAAAAGGTCATACATTCGAGCGGCAAAGATGACTGGGAAACTCCCAAAGAACTCTTTAAGCAACTTAACGATGTTTACAGGTTCACGTTGGATCCCTGCGCAGAACCACGCAGTGCTAAGTGTCTGAAATACTGGACCGAAGAAGACAATGGACTCAAGAAATCGTGGAAGGGTGAGACAGTCTTTGTTAATCCGCCATACAGCAAGAGTGATGAATGGCTAGAGAAGTGCTATCAAGAATCCCTTCAGCCAAATACGACAGTTGTTGCTTTGGTCGCTGCGAGGACAGACACCAAACGATGGGCTCGATATGCTATGAAAGCTGATGAGATTCACTTCGTTAAAGGTCGTTTGAAGTTCTTAGACAACGGACAAGAGAAGGATGGAGCGCCATTTCCGTCAGCAGTTCTCATCTTCAGATCGGGAGTTGGATTGCTTAGTAACAGAGGTTATGGACCACGAGTTTATATGATGGAGCGGAAATGAGCAACCAACTAAGAAAGATCCGAAGGAACCAAACAAGGGAGCTTATTAAAGACTTCAAGAAGTCGATGAAGAACGAAATCAAAGAGAAGTTCAACATGTTTGAACGAATCCCAGAGAACTGCGAAGTCTGTAACACAGAGTTCGACAAGAAGGACAAAGAGATGGCATTTAGCTGGCGAGTGTTCGTCAAACAAGACGCCATCAAGCTTTACTGTCCAGAGTGTTTTGGGAAAGCTGAGAAACTGATCGAGAAACTATCAAAGGAGAAGGAAGATAATGTTTGATTTGGATATGCACAGGGAACAATTGAAGTCGTTTGGAGTGAAGCGAGAACCATTAGGACGGGCGCTGAGGGACACATTTTGTTATGACGATGTTTCATTAGTTCCGAAGTACTCTGAAGTCCGAACTCGTTCTCAGATTAACACATCAAGCATCTTAGACCACAAGAGAGAGATCTTCTTTGATCTTCCAATCTTCGCAGCTTCGATGGACACAATCGCCGAGCTTGATATGGCACAGGCTATGTCCGAATCGGGCTGCGGAGCGATCATTCATCGATATAACACAGTCAAGGAACAATGTGATATTGTTGAGGAATACTCAAAGAAGTATCGCAATTGTATGGCTGCAGTCGGAGTGACAGGAGATTATGTCGAAAGGTCAAAGGCTTTGGTTAAAGCCGGATGCAGCGTGATCTGTATCGACATCGCACATGGACATCATGTTCTTATGAAAGAGGCGCTTAGAGACATTAGACAAGCAGTTGGTTATGACATTCATATTATGGCCGGAGCAGTTGCAACTGTGGAGGGATACAATGATTTGGCTGATTGGGGCGCTGATAGTGTTAGATGTGGTATTGGAGTTGGCAGTATTTGTTCTTCTATGTTACAAGCGGGATGCGGAATTCCGGGATTGGAAACAATTCTTCAATGTGCGAACTCTGGTAGAACAGCAAAGATTGTCGCTGATGGCGGTATTACAAATTCGGGCTGTATTGTTAAGGCTCTCGCTGCTGGCGCTGATTTTGTTATTCTGGGATCACTTCTGTCTGGAAGTGATGAATGCCCTGGCGAGTTTGTGGTAAAGGACAACCGACAATACAAAGCATATCGAGGCATGGCAAGCAAGGAAGCGCAAGTTGAGTTCAAGGGTCATTATTCATCATATGAAGGAATCGCGACTGAAGTGCCTCGCAAAGGGCCAGTAGAAGATATCATTGCTGATTTAAATCGTGGCATCCGAAGCGGTTTTTCATATTGTGGAGCAAAGAACATTAAAGAGCTTCGCGAAAGGGCAGAGTTTGTCAGGCGATCGGCGATCGGCTCAGTTGAAAGCTCAACACACATTGTGAACAAACTATCATGATCGATCCCGAAGGACATAAGATCTTAAGGTTTGTCGTCAACAACATAACGCTGATGAGACTGAGAGCAAGGTTTCTATATGATGACTTCAGGTCAGATCAGTTCTTCTCTGTGATGTCGAATATGTACGTCGAACAAGACGAGACTATGATGAAGTTCCTCGATGAACTAAAGAGGCGTTATAAGATACAGAAACATGCCAATCGGAAAGAGAACATACGCTTGAGGGCGAAAGGCATAGAAGTGGATGATCTGTTTGACATGAGTACAGATGATATCAATGACATTTATGATATCCTAGAAGACAACAATATGGATTTTGAACTATGAAGTGTATATACAAGGAAGGAAAGACTGGCAATTGCAGGCAGAAAGAGTGCAGACATTGGATGAAGTTCTCAGCCGATCAGAACTGCGCTTTGATATGTGTTGCGAAGCATGGAAACTTAACGCTAGAAGAGGTTGGAAAGCGTTTGAAGATCTCGCATGTTAGAGTGAAACAGATTCAAGATAAAGCTATAATCAAACTAGAGAGAAAGATGAGGGACGACCGATGAGAAAGTGTGCATATTGTGATTTCGAATGCGAACGAGAAGATTACTTCAAACATCTTAATGAAAGTCATGCCAAATGCGGCACTTGTTTCAAAGTCGTATTCGATACTGATGAGTTCGATGATGAACTACTTATTTGTGGAGAATGCCGTCTGAAAGAGAATTTTGGACTTGAAGACGAAGAGGTTGTTGAAGTTGATAGTGTAAAGTATAAGTACGACCAGTTTTACAAGCATTTATCAAGAGTTACATCCAAAGGAGACCTCAATCCACCAATGATTATGTGCCCGAAATGTCACGCGACCACTTTCCAGATTTCATATGGTGATTATTCATGTTTGGCGAATTGTGAATGTGGCCATGTGACAGAAGTTTATGGAGGATGACAAATGATACACTTCAACGTTAACATATTCAAGGGTAACAAGAAAGATCGCAATCTCTTTGTTAAGTTCGACAACAGAAAGCGCTTCTTTGAATGGCTTAACATATATGAACAGTTCGAAAGGGATCTAGATGAGACAGTAGGCGCGGTGTTATCAGTTTCATTCACAGAAGTGTCTGAGGAAATATTTGATAAACAATAGAGTTTTAGTGTTTCAGACACTATTTATTACTGAACACTGTTTTGCGGGAGTAATACAACATGAGTGACAAGAATAAGAAGCAACTTTTGGAAGAGGGCACAGTTCGAAGGTGGATGCAATATGCCGACATCGGACCATCAACGTCTGAGAAGTTCCTAAGCGAGAACTATGGCGAGACTGAAGAGGCACAAGGTCCTTGCGATAAAGGTCAGACATACAACAAGGAGACCGGCAAGTGTGATGAGGGCGGTATGCCATACCAAGGACTTGACGAAGCTGGTGGAATGGAAGCGGAGATCGGCGATGAGCCCGCAGACATGGCCCCAGAAGGCGGCGAAGAGCTTGCCATGGACGACGAAGTGCCTGAAATGGCTGATGAGCTTCCCGAGCCAGATGTTGATGGCGAAGCTGCCGAAGCTGCCGAAGTCACGATCACTCCCGAAGAGCTTGAAGTGCTTACCAAGGTGCTTGGCGATCTAGTCGCTGCACAGGGTGGCGAAGGCGACATGGGCGACGAGCTTGACATGGGCGATGAAGATGAGCTTCCGCCTGCCGAAGATGAGCTTGGTGGTGAAGAGTTGGGCGGTGAAGAGCTTCCCGAAGAAGAGCCCATGATGGAGAGTCTTGTTAATAAGATTGCTCAACGAGTTGCTAAACGTTTGATGAAAGAACGAAAAAAGAAGTAATGAGTGAAAGCTAACCAAAAGCTATTTAAGTTCCTCAAAGAGCATTCCCTTTTGACAACAGAGGGGAATGTTTTTTATGCTGAGCGTGCTTTCAAAGTCAATTCAATATTCAATTGGTTTGATAAGCACAAGAACAAGGTCTCAAGAAACAAGATGATTTCTCTTTTAAGGGATTATCTCGACAATGAGATTGACATTATCATCAGAAATGATAAACTGATGATAGTCAGGAAGAGAGAACTTGCAGAGAATGAATAAACAACAGCTATACAAAATGTACTACAACATGCTTCTTATGATGAGCATGAAGACTGTAGGCTTTGCATCAGACGCGGCCAAGTCAGCAGACCAGCAATACGTTGAACTGCTTGCACAGGACATGAACGAAATGGCACAACTGATTGAACACATCAAAGACGAGCTTATCAAGCTATATGATGGCGATGTTGAAACATACCTCAAAGATATGGAAAAGCACATTCAATCAGACCCTTTCTATCAGATTACCAAAGATCAATCGACGGAAGGCTACAATCCAAGTTTTGATATGAGCAAGCTTGACATTAACTAACAACAACAAGGAACGCATATGAGCATCAAGTATATCAAAGGGACAGATCTGCATTCGGCATTGGCAGAAGGTATTGAAGACCTATCTGAATATGTCTCAGCTACTTTGGGTCCAGCAGGCCGGAACGTGTTGCTCAAAAGCAAGGGACAGCCCGCAATGATTACGAAAGACGGAGTGACCATTGCCAAGTTCATGGCGGTTCAAGGCCACTTCGAATCAGTTGGTGCTGAAGTCATCAAGGAAGTCGCAGCCTTAACAAACGAAGCAGTTGGCGACGGAACAACCACATCAATTGTGTTAGCTGCTGCATTGTACAAGGAAGCTCAGAAGTACTTGAATTCAGGCATCAGGCCAATTCACCTCAAGAGAGGCATGGACGCAGCTTGTGACCAGTTGGTTGACATCTTAGAAGAAAGCTCAATTCCAATCGCCAGCAGAGAAGACATTGAGCATATCGCTGCCATTTCAGCCAATGGCGACAAACGAATTGGGCAGCTTATCTCAGAGGCGATTGATAAGATTGGCAAAGACGGAGCAATCAGCGTCGAAGATTCACGAACCAACAAGACGTATTTAGATGTTGTCGAAGGCTTCTCATTTACCGCTGGATATGCTTCAGAATCATTCGTGACTGACGAGAGAAAGAAGCACATCAAGCATGAGGAATGCTTGCTGTTTGTAACAGACCGAAAGCTTGAACTTGAAGAGATGATGCCAATGCTTGAGCTTGTGTCGAGGGACAACAAACCATTCGTAATCATTGCAGAAGACTTTGATAAGAAGTTCTTAAGCGCTTTGATTCTCAACGCAGTTCGTGGAACAATGAAGGTTGTTGCCATCAAAGCTCCGAAGTATGGAGAAGAGCGCAGAAACATCTTAGCTGATTTAGCACTATCAGTTGGAGCTAAGTTCATCTCCAGAGAACATGGCGTAAAGCTTCGCGAGTTGAAACTAGAAGATCTCGGACGAGCAAAGACTATCGAAGTAACAAAAGACAAGACAACAATCGCAGGTGGCAAATGTGATTACGACCTTATCGAAGAGCGTATTGAATATCTCAAAGAAGAAATCAGAGAAGAAGACAACATCACAATTTGTGAGAGGATTCAAGAGCGTATCACAAGCCTATCATCAGGAGTTGCTGTGATTCGTGTTGGTGCATATTCTCAGCTTGAGATGACAGAGAAGAAACACCGCATTGAAGACGCGCTGGAGGCTGTTCACGCTGCCCAAGCTGGCGGGATTCATGGTGGCGGCGGGATTCCATTGTGTCGAGCAGGAGCGAACCTGAAGCCATTGGAGCCTATGTCCGAAAGCGAGACATTTGGGTTCAACATTGTGAAGCGAGCGTCTGAAACACCGATGAGGAAGATTACAGAGAATGCTGATATGTCAGCGGATCTGATCAAAGAGAAGATCCTTGAAATGGACGATGACACAGGCTATGATTTCTCAACTGGTGAAGCTGTTAACCTGATTGAAGCTGGCATTGTTGATCCAGTGAGCGTGACAACCACTGCGTTGAGGAATGCTGTGTCTGTTGTTGGAGCATTGATCAGCACAAACCATGCGATTGTGGAGGATTGATAAGATGAACGACGTTAAGATTAGGTATTCATTTACTGTAGACGTTCATGAGATCCCAGAGATTGTTTGTCGGCGATTGATAGATGATCATGAAAGCTATTGTGCGAATGAGATTGAAAACATTGCAGTTGGTGTAAAGAATTGCAGAACAACAGAAACTGCAGATGAACTTTGTTTTAGAATGGAAATGTTTCAACAAGAACTTCAGAAAACATATGAAACTCTCGAAGAATCTAAAGCAATAATACAAGCTTATAAGCAGGCATTGACAGGCGACTACGAAACAGACAGTCCAGAAGATGTTCCGCCAGCTAGGCCAGATCCGATGGCAATTGTTGGTGAGCTTAAGAACCTTGCTGAATCTCTGAAGAAGAAAGATGCTAACAGTTAGCACAAGCTTTCTGCTGATTTTGTACGTCACAACCGCAAGGAGCAGATCCAGAGCAATGCATTTGATTCAAGATCCAGCAGTTGAGACTGAACACGACATTGTTTTGCTGGCAAGGTACATAGCTGATTTGACATCGTTGAAGTCAGCAATTGATGACATGGCAGACGACCTGGAACTCACACAAGACGGCAATGTTGAGATTGATTACGACGTTCAAGCGCTGGTTGACTTATGCGCAGATGCTGAAGGTGAGATCAAGAAGATCTCAACGATATCAATAGAGTTACATTGACATGACAGCAGTTCTTTTGGGATTTCTATTGTTCGTTGTTGCTCATGTGTTTGGCTGGTTGCAGGGATATATGCAGTTCGTTGACGAATCGTGGGCAGACAACCCAATAATGTCTGTTATTTGCTTTGGCATTCCAGCAAGCATTCTATTTTGGTATGGCAACAAGGTGCTTTATGGACACTTCGAAGCTGCATGGTCGCTGAAGCTGATTGGCTTTAGTGCTTCATTCGCTGTGTTTCCTGTATTGGCATACGCGATGCTTGGAGAGAGTCCATTCGAGACAAAAACAGTGATATCTATATTGTTATCATTTTGCATCATTGGAATACAGCTATTTTGGAAGTAGCGGAACTAATTAGAATATGAACAAAGAACAACTAATGAACGAATTGCTTGCGGATCTTCTAGAAAGGAAGATTACCATCAAAGAAGTAGAAGACCCTAAAGTAAATCCGATCAACTTCTCAGCTATTAAGATTACTGAAGAGTGGGGCAAAAGAGTTTCGGCAGATCGTAGGGTTGTTGAGATGATCACAAAAAACCTCAAAGGAACGACCGTCGGAGAAAAGATTAATAATCTTCAGTCGTTTATTGACGCCGCTCTAGCGAACAGTTTTTCTCAGAAGTATACAGTTGCTGAGATTTTATCACAATTAATGTATCTTGAATCATTTCGAAGCATTATTGTTGAGTTCAGTGCAGCAGTCACAGGCTTTTTGTTTGAAGCATTGCTCGCGGGAACGATGGAAGGTGAACAGATTGCCGATCCAGTTGATGGTTCATTACCGATCGAAGACATCTTAGTTGGAGAGAAGACGCCTTACAGTTTGAAGGTATTACGGAAAGGCGGCGTTGTCAAGGGAAGCTTCAAGAACCTTGTTGATTACTTCGCGCCACCCAAAGAAGGCGTCGAAGCTAGAGACAAGATTACCTATCTTATTGTTATCAAAGAAACAAACGATCTAGAAAAGGACGAGTTAAGACTTAGATTCTATGAGTTTGATATCACGACTGAGAACTTCTTAGAGTGGATTGGACATAAGAACGTGAAAGACATGCAAGTTCGCTCACCATACGAATATCGCCCCGGACAAGAACTAGAAGATGTTCTTCAAAGGGACGGAATTAAGATGTCTAGTGATTTCTCCAGATCGAAGCTTGCAGTCGTCAAAACGGGAAGGCCATCAGATCTATTCACTAAGCGGCAGTTAAAGGTTCATGTTCCAGAACAGCCGCCAACCTTTAAGATCTCAAAGAACCTATGGAAGTCAGCAAAGATCCATATTGCTCCAGCACAAGTTGAGGGAGATTATGAGGATTCCATTCTACCAATTGGGACAGTGTTAGATCCTGAACTAGAATACGTTGCGTTATCGCCTGGAGAAGAGCAGACATACTTGGTCACAGGACCAATGGTTAAGGCTGGCATTCAGAACCAAGATGGTGAGTTCATGAGCAAGGGCGACAAGCTGGATGAAGATCAGGCGTATACAATGCAGATCCGCCAGGGGGAGGTTGAAGAACGAACGTCAGATACAAAAGAGTATCAAGATCTATATCACAATATCCTAAACGATAGTCCAGAGTTGCTTGATCCGAATCATCCTGAGTTTTTTCAGACACTTAAACAATCATCTGGATATCTTCGCAAATCTCAATGGCATATCAGCTCTGACTTCTATAGAAAAAGGGCTAATATGCTGGGCGAATTGTCTCTGTCGCGCGAACATATTGACCATGCAGCTTGGACATATGTTTCTTCTTTGAGAAACGAGGTTGCAAAGATTTATAACTCATTGACAGCGTTGATCGAAAATATCAATCTTTACTTTTTGGCCGACAATCAAAAAGCGGGGATGGACGCTGTACAGAACTCAGCGGACGTACACAAGTATACCAAGACTTCGCTTGGAATGGACAGACCATTCACAGGCCGTGAGCCATACTTCAGTAGCCAGCCAGTCGACAAACCATATGTGACAGAGGCTGTTGAACCATCTAAGATAACACTAGATAGCTTCATCGATTCAATCATCAAACATTCTTAACAAGTCAATTGACACACAGCGTAGCTGTGCTATAATGGTTGTGCGCAGTCGATGATGGCTGTGGCACAAACACTACAATAGAGAGAATAGAAAATGTTTATTAAAGGTATTGATTTTGGTCATGGAACGGCTGATTGGGCACGGGAATATGAGCGACTGGCAAAGCCTGTTCGAAAGGATGTGAAAGCTGTAGGTCAAGCTATGGATGAGTTGCTTGGATGGAATCCAAGTTGGAATAATGTTTCAGCAGTAAGTGTCAAAAGCGACGAGATCCTTGATTCAGAAGGTCATTGGCAGATCACAGTTCCGGTTGCTGGGATGAAGAAGGAAGACTTCGCGTTGACTCGCAAGGCTAACAAGCTAACGCTTTCAGTCCGCGACACTGTCAACGCTTTGGACACTAAGTGGCTTGCTAAGAAGTCATGGACATGGACTCTCAACAAGGACGTTGAAGATGATGGGATCTCTGCAGAGTGCAAAGATGGTGTTATGACAATCACCATTGAAAAACCTGAGCAGATGAATCCGACCGAAGCCAGCATTAGCATTAACTAAGGAGCATATCATGGATAAGAAGCTTAGGGACAAATGTCCAATATGCAGGAAGAGAGGCGACTTGGAAAAGGGATCAGCCTTCATATTCGAACACATGTGCAATGGTCTGAAGATCAAGACATTGCGCAGATGGTCAGGGAACTCAGGCCGAATCATCCACGGTGATCACACCAGAGATACTGTTTGGTAGAGTTGTTGAGTCGTTTGAACAGCTTAATACGATCAGGGAGAATCAATGTCGTTAGTTAGAGATGCAAAAGTGGGTGATTTATATCAGATAGCGAACAGGTCAGCAACAATTCCAGTGATGCAACTCATGTTTGACAACAATGAATATTCTGTTGGCTGGAGAGATTACCCAATTGGCATCAGATACATAGACATGGAAAAGCACCTTTATACGGGAGCTTATTTGATATATGTTGGAGTTAGACACAAAGAAAGCGGGAAACACCACGCTTTCAAAACGTTTAAAGGGCCGGAAACGTTCTTGTTTAGGGGCAAAGCCTTTCGACACCTAAAGGAGATTAATTAGGATGATCGTCAAAAAAGACATCAGTTATTTGAGTGATAAGGTTAAGGACTTAGATTGGATCTTCGACAGGTTCGGAGAGATCTTTGATAATGGAGGGAAGCTTGGAGGCGGATTGCTTCGGAGGACTCTCTTCGATGGCAATGGCTCTCTTAAATCAACGTCGAGGAACTTTGTCTCAAGGACGGAGCTTGCCATCCCAAACATTCATGGCTTGCGAAAGCCGCTAGAGAAAAGAGCGGTTGATAAACACATGAATGAGAATCACACCAAGTTCGTTGACATTGACTTCTTCTTTGAGAGCAAAGAGGAGAACGTTGAATGCATGCACATCCTTGAAGAGTCCGCCAATTATGTCAATAGTTCAGGCTACGCGAACACATATGTTTTCGTTGAGGAAGAGAAGAAAGGCTTTGCCTTCACAAAGGTCCAGCTTGTCAAGCCAGAGATCTCGGTCTACCAAAAGATTGATAAGATTCTCAGCGACTTTGATTTCATCAACTGTGCGATGGCAATTGACAAACACAGCGTTTGGTTCCATAAGGATTACTTCGAGAAGAACAACAAGAAGATTCTGTCATGCAGCATCAATCATAAACCGGAGGTCAACTTCTTCAGCAGGGTCGAGAAGTATCTTGAGTTCAATGACAGCGTTGAGAATCATGTCATTCCAACGATCAGGACTTTGAAGGCACATTACCAAGAGCGCCAGCTCCTAAAGCTTCTCAGAACTGGCAAGTTCATGAACAAAGATGAGATGCTTTGTTTATATGGAACGTGTGGAGATTATTCTAAGATCGTGAACAAGCTTGTCAGATTCTCGACAGACTGTGAAGACACTGTTGACTTTGTTGAGAAGTATGAGACTTACCAGAGAGAGACTCTAGAGCGGCAAAATCTAGCAATACAGCAGCAACTCGCAGCAGTATCTAAACAGCCAATGTATGTTAAAGGCAGACAAATGGGAAAATCAATAACAAATGCCATGTTCAGTCAGTGGCAAGCAGCATTCAAGGGAGTTAACAATGTCTAATCGAACACCGCAACCGAGCTTGGATGAAGCCGCAGCGGCACCATTTGACTTGTCAGAGATTTTGAACGATAAGATGCTTGTGAAAGATCCAGATCACGACGATGACGAAAACTGTAGTTCGTACATGGTTAAGTACGGCAATCTGTTTTACCCAGTTCAACAAACCACAGCAGCCTTGCCAGCGGGATTTTATAGTCCGAACGAAGATCAAATTGGATATTATCTGGTGAAGAAGAGCTTCGATATCTCTGAGTTTCTCAGGTTTGAGGGATCAGAATCAGAAGTAATCATCAAGGAGTTCAGTGAATTCTGGTCAAAGAAGGATCTATATGATCTACACGGCGAGGTTCACAAGCGAGGCTTCATGCTTTGGGGACCACCCGGAGGCGGAAAGACATCAACTGCTTTGATCATCATCAACGATTTCATCAAGAATGAAAACGGCGTTGTGATTGAATACGCTCCAGATTATATCATGGGAGCTTACGAGTCATTTAGAAAGGTTGAACCCGAACGGAAGGTTCTCATCGTTGTGGAGGACATTGACACATGGTGCGGACACCAGGGAATTGAGCATCAATTGCTGCAGTTCCTTGACGGCAACGTGAAGTGGTCAAACACCATCATCCTTGCAACGACCAACTTCCCAGAACGATTGCCAGACAGGTTGATCAATCGTCCTTCGAGGTTCGACAGGGTGACGAAGATCGACATGCCATGTGAATCGCACAGAGAACAGTACATCGCAGGTAAATCAAAGAAGATGTCTGACGAACAAAAGAAGAAGATGGTCAAGGACACTAAGAACTTCACGTTCGCCCATATCAAAGAGATGATTCTGTCAGTTGAAATCTTTGATCTGGATTACGAAGAGACTCTCAAACGATTGATCAAGATGCGAAATAAGACTGACAATTCTAGCCAGTACGAAGAAGAACTGCGAGGGACAAAGAAGGCTGACAATGAATACATTCTATAACTCTACTACCAGTGAAGTACCACCCTACCACCAGTACCCCCTCCCCTTCGAGATCGTGGTGTTATGAGGAAGAAGATGGAAGTTGGAGACTTAGTATACTACGACGGTGTCACAGCCGATGTTAGTGGACAAATAAGGTTTTATGGTACTGTAGTTGAAGTGGTTGAATTATCAGATAAGTGTCGTATTTATTGGTATCATTTAGCAGGCAGCCGCCCAGGCCGACGATATATTAATGATATTAGCAGGCTTGTAATTGAGGATGATGATGAAATTTGAGGTTGGGGATTTGGTGAAGCGCGGAGGATCCAAAGTTATGTTTATTGGCCAGCGCATAGATGACGCAGGTATTATTATTAATTCTTTCCTTGCCTCTGTCCATCGCCACTCAGGCCACTATGTGTACAGAGTCCATTGGATTCGTTCAGGAAAACGTCACAGCCATTACAGCGACAGCTTGCGACACTACGAATGACTTACATCACTTAGCCAGCTAACGACCTCGAACGTCTGTCAACTGCCATTCATCAAGTACATTGTAACCTGTCTGTGGATGATTGTCAACTCAACAACCAACCACAGCAAATCATTGAACAAATTTAAGGCACCAAAATGTGTTTGTAATAGACGTTCGTCAAGTGGATGGCTATGAATAGAACATCATTGTCTTTCTCAGTTCCCGATCATAGGCTATGAACATATTGACCATACGCCCAAACCCGTGTATAATGTCCTCAGCAACGCAGCAATATGTCTGCTTGCCATGGATCACACAATAATCAAAGATAAAGATGGACTTCCATTAGAAGTTGGTGACTTGACCGTAAAGGCCCGTTGGTTTGAATGCCCAAAGGAACATTGGCAATCTGAAACCACTCATTATAAACATAACTCTTTTAGTCATGAATTCCCATGGATTATGTTAGTTGACTATGACGTATAACGACCTCAAAATAGGCGCTTTGATCTGGGCAAAAGCCAATGAATCATATGCGATTCTTACAGATCTCCGCTTTGATGTTCACGAATGTTTGGTAACTGTTCATTGGCTTGCTCCGCGAGCCGACGTTTCTATTCATCCTATCAAGAGCAATAGCACTTTCAACAACTGGAAGCTGATAAACGAAGGTATCGCAGATGACAGTTGAAGTAGGCGAACTGTATGAAATGGCTAACTTAGGAAGCGGTCAATGGTGTTGGAAATACTGCATATTGATAGACGAATCAATTGCGATATCATTTCACAGACTTCTTTCAGATCAAGACGCTGCAATTAACATGCACTTTTGTGTTGATCACTTTCAGCGCTATGTTAATACCGGAGACATCAAGAAGGTTGAACGGTGACAGTTGAAGTAGGCGATTTGCTTGAGAGCTTGTTTGACCAGTCTCCATTGGAGTTTGCAATTGTCACTGAACTCGGCCCAGAAGGATTTCAGTTCCTTTGGCTTCCAAGCAGCGAGACACCGAGATACGAAATCGGATACGTTTCACATGAGAAAGTCAGCAAGCAATTCAAGGCGATACAATGAAGAAGCTTGAAATCGGAGACTTAGTTCGCTGGGATTATGGTGAACGCTCTAAGAAACTAACATACGGAATCATAACGAAAGTTGAGGACGATTCTGTTCATGTTTATTGGCCAGACATCAGAGACACTTGTGAATACTACGATACGGCTCTAATCAAGGTAAACTAGCATGAAGTTTGAAGTAGGAGATTTAGTTCGCTGGGCAATGCCCAGCGAATTTCGCTGGGCATTGCCCAAGCTTCGAATAGATGGTGATTATTTAATGATTTCAGGGATAATCGAGGGAGATTCTTCGTTTGACGCTAGATATGGTGTGATTCATATACGACATGGTAAATACTATAGAGAAAGGCTTGGCATAGATTACGTTGATGAGTATTTCTCAAGGATAAACTAACATGGGCAAAACACAACTAAAGAACTACATCCGAAAGAACAAGAAGACACTGGAAACACTAGCCAAACAGGATATCCATGAGATTGAACGATTGATCTCGGAAGGCTTCATTTCCAAACGGAAACATGACGATTGCGATCTCTGGATTCTGAACTATACGAACAAGGCGCAGTTCGATGGCAAGTGGAACAAGTACACTCTGCAATGTCGAGGGCTTATCGTTGATAGTGACTGGAATATCATGTCACGTCCGTTCAAGAAGTTCTTCAATTACGGGGAGCTTTCTAACTACGGAGTACGATTGCCAAATGAACCGTTCAAGGTGTCTGAGAAGATGGACGGCTCGCTTGGGATCTCATACTTCGTCAACGATGTGCCGTACATCGCAACCAGGGGTTCATTCCATTCACCGCAGGCAGAGAAAGCAAGCGAAATGCTGGACAGCAAATACCAGAAATCAAAGAGCAAGCTCCGAAAAGATCGCACATACCTTTTTGAGATTATCTTCCCAGAAAACCGAATCGTTGTTGATTACGGCAAGGTTGAAGAGTTGTGTCTTCTCGCCATTGTGGACAACGCAACTGGCAAGCTGTTGCCACTAGAGAAGCTTGGGTTTCCGCTGGTTAAGCAATATGATGGTATCGATGATTATGATACGCTTGCTGCACTTGAGACAGACAACGCAGAGGGCTTTGTAATCACGTTCGAATCTGGTCTGATGATGAAGATCAAGTTTGAGAACTACATGCGATTACATAAGCTCATGACTGGATTGACTGAAAAGCACATTTGGGAGCTTTGTAAGGAAGGCGGTAAACTGACTGATATCCTTCATAATGTGCCTGATGAGTTTTATGATTGGGCAATCGCAATTGAGTCTGACTTACAAAAACGATGGTCAATCACGTTTGCAGAATCAGTGCGTATTCATGGGAGAATCCTGAAGTATCTGAATGGCTTTGTTCCTGGCTGGAATCGTAAGAGCTATGCCTTGGAAGCAAAGAACTATCCAGAATACATGGGAATGCTGTTTCGCCAATTGGATGGCCAGCAGGACGAGCTTAAGGAGTTGGTATGGAACGCAATTCAACCATAACGTTGGAGCTTGGGGACATCATTCGATACATCCCAGATGATGTCATCGGTATTGTTTGTGACCAACGTGATGATATTAGACATGAAGTTCGATGGTTCGATGGTGATGTAACATTTGAAGATACTTGGTCAGATTCGGAAGCTTACGAGAAGGTATCATGATATTAGAAGTAGGAGACTTGGTTTACGGTTGGGGAATGCCTGGAACGATTGGCGTTATCCTTGAGGATCCTAACCCAGAAGCGTCACATGTTTTGCTTTATTGGCTCAAGACGCCAGATGGTCTTTTCGATCGCACGGTTGAGGAAGGAACGGTTAGTTGTTTGGTCAAGGCGAGCTAGCATGAAGCTTGAAGTCGGTGACATCATTAAGTATCGTAACACGAGTTACTTTGATAAATACTACTTCATTGTAGTTAGCGCTTACAAACGGAAAGGCGACGATCTGTATGACTGCGTATTCATTGGAACAATCGCCAACGGTTACGGTCGCGCACGTTTTGGTGAGTTTTGCGGCGGATTGCGTGGTACAGAATTGCATCGCTACGATAAGGTAACGGAATGAACACAATGCAACCAGGAGATCTCGTTAAGCTTTCGAAGCATGGCAGGCGACAAGGATATTGGCGTTTGACTCACAGGCAGGGAATCCTTACGGAAATCGATGGTGCAAAATACCATGTTTACTGGATTGATCTCAATAGAGAAGAAAGACATCAGAGCTTAACTGTGTTTAGCAGGCAAGAACTTATGAGGATACAATGAAGTTTGAAGTAGGCGATCTAATCAAGAGCGAACTATGGTATGGATTTGTTATAAAAATCAAAGGTGAGCATATGCTTTGTTATTTTATACCGGACCAGCGCCAACTGGCGGGGACATGGCACCCGCCACCGGGGTCTAATTGGTTTTCGATGCAAACATACAAACGGAGTTATAAGAAAGTATCATGAGCAGATCCCGCAGAAAAACGAAGGTGTTTGGAATCACAACTGCCGATTCTGAGAAGCAGGCAAAACGCAGAGCAAACAGGCGTTTCAGGCGCGTCTGTAAGCTCTATCTCGGCGATATCATGGATGATGACAGCGATTCAGCTTTTCCAGAAATGGACGAAGTTGCAGACGTTTGGGATCATGACAAGGATGGCAAGCGATATCGGACAGATGCAACTGATAAGGATATGAGGAAATGACCATCAAAGTCGGAACGTTAGTCCGCTCAACTAGGTGGCTGATGAACCAGCGACAAAGCAATGAGCGCCTTTATGGCATCGTCATGAAAGAGCCCGTAAAGTATCACAATGCAACCAACGTGTTGGTGAAAGTCCGATGGTTCTCAGAACGCGGTTCATTTAGCTTCCCGACGTTGCTGGAAGAGTTTGAAATCGTTAGCGATTGAGATAACAATACAGATGTTGACGAATAGGGCTGAGACGTGTATAATGGACGGTGAACGAGCGATGATACGCTCAGAGGGTGAAAGATGCAACGCAAAACATTGTATAAGAAGGATTCCAAGGGTAAATCGAGGGTTTGGACGATTTGGACTGTTGGAGACACAATCTATACTGAACACGGCCTGTTAGACGGCGAAACTCAGATTGCAACCAAGCGAGCGATTGGAAAGAACGTTGGTAAAGCTAATGAAACTAGCCCAGAAGAACAGGCAGCATTGCAAGCGAAATCAATGCATTCCAAGAAGAAGGATAAAGGTTATTATGAAAACTTGCAAGATACCAACAAGTTCAGAGTGAGCCCAATGCTCGCTCACAAATGGGATCCAACCAAGCAATACAAATGGTCATATCCAATTGATGTTCAGCCAAAACTTGATGGGGTTCGATGCTTGGCTTATTGGAACAATGATGGTGTGGTGTTGATGAGCAGAGGTGGAAAGCCTTACACGGCTCCTCATATTTCTGATGAGTTAAAGAGGCGTTTGCCAAAGACTGTTATTTTGGACGGCGAACTTTATGCTCATGATATTTCATTCCAATCATTTATGAGCTTGACAAAGAAGAACCGCAAAGAAAGCAGTGTGTTACAATATTGTGTGTATGATGCTTTGGACAAGACCAGCTTGATTGATTCATGGCAGGTACGAAAGGTTGATTTAGAAGGCTTATTCAAGAACGAGCTAGCAGTTGTCAGGAATACTGAGCTAGTTCCTTCGGTTGAAGCAAAGAATGATGCTGACGTTGAGCGATTGCATTCGGAGTTCGTTGCTAATGGTTATGAAGGCGTAATCATGAGAATTAGAACAGGTGTTTATCGTTTGGGACATCGAAGCCATGAGCTTCTGAAGGTAAAAAGCTTTGATGACGCCGAGTTCGAGATTGTCGACTTTGCTGAAGGCGTTGGAAAAGACAAGGGCAGCGTTGTTTGGATTTGTAAGACAGCACACGGCCAGCGATTTAGTGTACGACCGAGAGGAACATATGAGCAACGACAGAAGTGGTTTGACA